CCTTGAAGGTTTTCTCTTGCCTTCTTGGTGGGTCACTAAGCTCTTTTTTATCGTCGACTCTTAGTAACGCTTTCGCCCTTCGTCTCTACCTTCTCTTTCTCTCTTACTCCCGTCTGCAGTTGCGACCATAGGCGGCACCCATGTTCTGGGACAACTCCTTCATGCGTTCCACGATCTCTGTCGCCGATCTGGCGGACTGTGTATCAAGCGGTAAAGTGTCATCCAGGAGCATCTTTTTGATGCCCATCACCAGGTCGTTAATTACCAACTGACCCACATTGAAGTCCGCCGCAGAGCGTAATGGCTGAAGGCTTGCGCCATTAGGTCCACCGTTACGGGCTACTGGGATGATAGCCCCAGGCGCAATGGTTATGTTTTGTGGGTTAAGAACACCATCATCCGCCGCTGTATAGACGCCAGCAACTGAGATGGATGCGTTCTTTAGCACAAGTTCCTTTACCTTGTTCAGCGTCTTAATATCAGGCAATGCGCTGACCAATGGGCCACGGCCATAGACTTCGCCAGCAACTTTCATATACCTGGCGACAACCCAGGGGCTGACTTCCATAGTCCGGTAGACTAACTCTTCTGAGTTAGCGGCCTTCTTATCCTTCTGGTAAATCAGATGATAGCAATAAGTCTGCATCTTCTCAGACCAAACTGTTGCCTCCAGGAGTTCAATCTCCTCCTCAGGCTTATCCATTAGCTTTCGCTTGAGTTCATCAGTCAGTTTTGCATCAGGCCATTGACGCTCAATCACGTCAACACGGATACGCATCTTACGATATACGTTATCAACCACACCATGCGGCCCTTCTTCCAGGCTCACAAGATATTGTGGCACGGCTGTAAATTGTACCGGAGCATCACCATTGCCTGGTTGCACAAGCATAACCGCAGTGCCGACACAAAGGTCCAGGAGAAACTCTGACATGGCCAGGTCAAAGTTTGTCTGCCGAATAATCTCAAACATCTTCTCGCTGTAAATATCCAAAGCCTGGCCAATCTCATTCTTACGATCCTCAGGAACCTCATTGCCTGGCTGTAAGCGACACCAGCTTCTGTATGGCGGAAACAAAGCTGACTGAATACGATTAGCAAATCTTTGAGTAGAATTAATGGCAGTGGCATCAAATACCCTGGCCATCTTATCTTGGCCTGGCGTCTTACCTTCATAGTAGCCTGAGTAAAGATTACGTTGGGGGAGGGCAAACTCATAGCACTCCTCATAGATTGTGCGCCATTGCTCTTTTCTAGCATCAGCCTTATCAGCACGTTTGGATATCTCTTGTGGGGTAAGTTTGTCAGCCATTCTTTTTTAACCTTTTAGAAATAGCCGCCGCCTTTGCCCTGGCGTCAGCCTTAGATGATGCTCCCCAGGCTTGCAATGAAAGAAGCAACCTGGTGGGTCGGCCCTTGCTATCACGCTCTGGGCCAGAGTTCCCAGCCATACGAGCCAGGAAAGAGGCACGGCGTGGGTTATCGCCCTTCTTAACAGGAGGCTTTAAGTTAGCCCCCTCCTTGCGCTTGAAATAGGCACGGCCAGCGGCATTAAGTCCGCCGGAAGGGTTCTGATGCTTTTTCAGCGTCATGACTTGGCGGCCCTCATGTTATCAACCAGATTTGGATATTTCCGCCCACCCTTACGAGCCATATCCATAGCACGTTTCTTCTGGGCCTTAGAAAGCCCCTGAGGCTTGCCTAAACTTTTCGGACGGGGTTTGTCCCATACTTGTTTCATATCAGCCTCCTAGCGTCTGCTGTTGGCCAGATACGCCTTTAACTGCATTAGGTCGATATGGCGAAAGCAACAAGCGATAAGCTGAACGGCCACGGCGGCGTGAACGGGATGACGCAGAAGTAACAGATTTGGCCTGGGCCTCAGATGCCTTGAGACGCTCTTCTTGTTGCTTGAGAACAGCCTCTTGTTTATCCATAGCCGCCTTCTGAGCCGCTTCAGCCTTTTCCATTGCGGCTTTCTGGGCTGGCATCATTTCGCCATAGAGAGCGGCTCTACGCTCATCCTTATCCATGCCAGTCACAACATCAAAGGTTTCAGTAAGTTTTTTCTTAACTAACTTCTCGCCAGCCTTTCGCACCTTCTTAACAACAGCACTCATGTCAGCCTCCTAGCATACCGCTAGACCCTTTGATCCCCGTCTGGGCATCAGGTCGCATAGAAGATAGCAAAAGCCGATATGGGCCACGCCGTCTTGCCTTGGCCGTAGCCTGGGCCTTCTTCATGGCTGATTGCTCTTGAGACAACAGTTGCTCTTCCTGTTTCTCCAGGATAGCGGTCTGTTGTTCCATTGCCTGAGTCTGCATCTCAATGGACTTAGACATATCCGGCATCTTAGGTGTTCTAAATAAAAAACTCATTCGTAAAACCTCGACATCACATGATAGTCACTACCATCCGGCCCATACTTAGC